GAGACATTTACTCTTGTTTAAAAGACTAATCAATTTTTCAAGAGCCTAGACGATACCAGTAGTTTAACGTCCCCCGGTATCGAGACGTTTGGTGAACTAACACTTACACGGTCAATAAAATCTCCACTACTAAGTCACGACTACAATCAAGCGTAGTCCTTAGCAAGGAGAGTTTTAATGAGCGCTGCCGTCATGTTAGTCACCAGTTTTCCGTTGGTCCAGCCAAGTTCAAAGGTAACATCAGAACTGTACCTGGCTGTTAACACCGATGTGTCTACCACATATTGACCATCTGAAGGAGCTTGCACCTGGTAGCGATGTATTGGATTCGCGCGCGCATTAGGCTCTCTATCTAGACGTTTATACTCTAGGGTGGCATAAAAATCCTCTAAAAAATCAGGATGAGGAAATGTCTTTATGGAATAGAACATATCTGTGTTGAAAAATTCGCTCGCTCGAGCGAAACCTACACCTGGATAGAGCTGTGTAGGGCATGAGAAGGTCTTGGCATATTTCACGTATCGGCCCAGGCTGGGCATCCAACAGAAATCCGATGTAGTCCATCCCCTGACGTGAGCACTGGGAACAAAGAAACCTCTTAGGAAACTTACATCGTAGCTGTGAATCGATCGATTTAACTCTTTGGCACGAAGGCCAAATTTGTTAAAGAGATTCTGCACTAATGCATCAAGTGGATCCCTTCTTTGATATAACGCATCAGATAATACGGTGAATAAACACGCGGCATTAGTGATTGAGTTCATTAAAGAAGTATCCGGGTACCCGCTGGAACGGTTGATGGTATTGATTCTAAATGCATAAGACCCGGTCGCCTTATTTCCTAATTTAAAATCAATGGGCAATTCATGCAATTGCCCTAGGAGCTTTATGTCACTAGCATCTAACATCATCATTTCACGATAAAGCTCCCTTTCCTGTCGCAACAAGGAAGGACCTATGGATGCATCAAAGGCTGTCATATCCAGCTCTACGAATACGGGTGTTACACCGCGCGTATCTATTACTAGGGAATCATCTCCACCCACCATTATTCCTATACCACTTGTGGCCATGATATCGGAAAAGCGAATAGATAGATTTTTTAAATCTAACCCTGCACAGTACGCAATGGAGAATTTTACTCCTCCTGCTTCGAGAACTATCAAGTCTTGCTTTAAAGCCCCATGAATGGCATCGACTGAAAGCGCCATCCATGTGTTTAACAATGAGCATACAGAGATAACCATTCGGGGTTTGAATGGCTTGTTTCCGTCTTCTATTAAGCTCGGAAACACCTCGTCACACTTGAGAATAGCTTTTCTACTCTTGCACATCCCAAGTTGTTGCAACAAAACGTCCCAGTCTTGTATCAATTCATGGTTCAAAGTATGTTCTCGCGTGATCTTCGCTTTTCGTGCTGTATCAGCATTCCGAATAGCAAAGTCGTAACTCTCTTTGACCGTATGATCTCTATATCTAACAGTTCCACAAACCTCTTTGACTCGGGCTAAGATGCTGTTTGTGTATTGTTTCGAGATAGATCCGTTCTTCATATTTTGTCCATAAGCTAAATACCTAGCTGCTACCGCCGTCGCTGTATGGATTGGTTGTTTTTTATCCGGCACTCCATATATGATAGGAAGCTCAAAGTTTTGATGCAACTTTGGTTCAACTATTTCTATAGGGGCCTGAAGAATCGATGATACATCGCCTAATACCGGGAGTTCTGTAGTAGACAAGCTTTTAAAGCTCGCTTGCTCTATCAGATCCTTAACTGTGACCTCGTTTCCATCAACAGTTACGGTTTCAACCACTTTTGTGTGAGTCATGTGGTTTACTTCTTCCGGGGCCAGTGCTACCGCCACATATTCAACTACTTCCATCGCTGGGTTGGTTGAACGTTCGGGTGCAACTGTCGCTCTTGGGTTTGAAGTTGGCAAATTGTAGAACCGTACTAGGTTCAACACTGTTTCCTCCGCCCGGTCTCGACTGATTTGATAGATGTGTTCTATCTCTTCACTAGAGAGTGTACCTGATGGTTTTAGATCCTCATCAGATTCGACTTCATCTAGCCAGTACGAGTATACGCTGCAAGGGTTGTCATCAAATGGCATTTGTGCGCCTACTCCATAGGCTACCGCAATACTACCAAAAAACAAAAATACACCAACTAACCGGTTAAATGGCGCTGGGATTATCAACCACACTACATTGTGCAATATATGTAGTATCAGTGCTAATATCGGGTTTACTCTGCCTAAGCATGCGTAAACCGTCGTAAAAGTGCCGACGTTTCCATATAAAGCCCACTCCAATATTACTATCGGGAGCGTTCTAAGAGCTTTAAATATCGCCTCACATAGAGAGATAGCTAACCAGTTAGGACATCCTAATTTCTCCATTTGTTCAATAACCCACCAACGGGATTTATTTTCCAATAGGATCAAAAAGAATCTGTAAGCTTCTTCTATCACAGGTGATATACAAATGATCGAGAATGGATTCCCCCTTATCAAAGAAGATGGGTTCATCTTACTCATCGCCAACTTGAGTGCTGCTAGTCCTGCTAACACTAAAGTCACTTTACCCAAATGTTCCTGGAGTAAAGACAGTGAGCTGCTAAAAGGGTTTCGAATCCAATTAGCGAACGTACTGGGGAGCGTGCTGCGTATGTTTTCCCAAGAGAAAAAAGTTTCATTTCGTGAGGTAACAACTACCGAAACTAGCTTTTGCTCTGTTGACCATGCGCGGTTCAATACAATTTGTATGAACCTGCTATCATTTGTTGCTTCCAATTTGACGCTTAAATGCCGTAGAAATTCATTGCGAACAGGCAAGCAATTGCTTAACAATTGCGAGTAAGTTCCATTGATTAGTACAGCTTTCTGCATTAAGTATGTACGATACTTTAACCAGTCAGACCCCAACCATCCACACATGAGTGTTTTCCTTTCCAGATACGCTGGTAAAGACTCATATTGTTTGGCACAGAAGTATACCATGGCTCCTAAATAGGAATCATGTATTAGGCCCGTTCTCTGCATCGCTTGAAAAGGTGCAGGATGAACGTATATATCTTCTGTTTGGGCATTTAAGTGTGGCACCGTATGCAACTCAGATTTATCTAAGAAGTAATATCCTGTAGAGGAGAAAGGTCCAAATTCTCCGCAGGATAGGTGCCCGCGCCACCACACTTCTAATTGAGGCAAGAAGGTTAACTCTTCAATGAAGGTTGTAACAGTCATTTCATGAATAAGGTATATATCCCCTAAATACAAAATAACCTGTGGTTTGCCGGTGCAATACTGTTGCAACCAGGCAAGCAATGTTCGAGCGTCGTTTATGTTCACTAAGGTTGGTTTCACCGTTAGCTTATCATAACTCGTCATAAACAATTGCTGACGCGTTTGATCTTTAGATCCATAGCATTGCGTAGTCGTTACATAAGTAACTTCTGCCGCTTTGTGTTTGGTAAAGAACGTCAAATCTCTATTAGCAGGGAAGAGCACTACAAGGGGTACATTGCGATTCTTTATCTCTGCTCCTAATCTATCGATGAGCTGAGAACGGAAATTGGCGGATACAAAATGAGGATTATCATTAAGTGTCACGTCTTCACTGCGTTTTAAGAGACATTCCAAG